CCGTAGCGAACTGGCACACGAATTAGTGCAGCTTGGTTCACTCCATTAGTTTCGTTGCCATATTCAATTTGAAAATTGCTGATCATCCGTGTAAACTGCAACAGAAATCTACGGATCTGTGCATCATAAAAAAATTGTTGAATTTTGGTTCCCCTTATCTTCCAATTGGTGGTGGATTGGGTGGCAAGAAACCGCCCTGGTCACCGTTGTCTGCACGTGGTTTGAGTATCTCACTCAAGCTCTGTCGACTTGGAATATTGCCAATGTCGGTGGTACGCACAGTGTATGTATTGTTCACAAAGCCTGAGCGCAAGGTTTCATTAGCAGGACCATTATTTAGATCTGTTCGCACTTTGTCCTCAATTTTGACCCAACGACGACCACTGTAGCGGAACAACCGATTGGGGAAATAGTCTAAGCGCAGACAGTAATCACCATCCACAGCCACTGATGGGAAGGCCACACCGGTTGTGACAGGCAACCCATTGGGCGGAATACCGTCACCGGTAAGGTAGCCCACAGTGTATCCATCCGCCACTGGTGTAACATTGGCACCACCTTGTGTGCCGTCAACTGTGGTGCCACTTGATGTGTCTAGACCCACGGGATTGGCTGGCTGTCCGTTGACTGTGGGAAGAATGTAAAACTTCTGGGTGTCATATCCTGACAATGGCACTTCAACATCAGCCTGGGCCAGGATTGCATCATTGAGCTCGTTGTCTTTGGTTCTGGTACTGAACACATCACTCTGTGTGAGTGGAGTATACACTTGCCAGTAGGTGGTGTTAGTAATAGCTATGTCAGCTGGTACGTTGGTCTTGGCCTGGTAGTACACATCACCTGCATTCACAATGCTGCCAGTGGGATAGTAGTTGCCGTTGTCCCAGATTTGTTCTGTGACCACTGGCTTTTTCAGTATGTCCTTGAACTCTTGGTTGTTGGTCATTGGCGTGGCTTTCACACGCCAGATATGCGGCAACCATGTTTGACTTAGGCCTTCTGTGGCATAGTCGGCATCTTGCACCACATAGTATCTGGGCAAGGGCTGTGGAATCTCGTTGTTCAGGGGATGATAATCTTTAAGGTTAGGTACTTCTAGCACGTCACCGTTCATGAGCTTGCGCCCAAATGAATCAATCATGTCGTTGTAGTGAAAGGTGATGAACAAGGTGTCGTTGTTTAGAAACAGGCCAAATTGGCTTAGATCAAAGTCCACGTCCTGAGCATTGTAGACACCGCGCATGACATAGATGTCCTGATCGTAAATTCTGTCGCGATTTTCCAACAGCAAGAGATCTTGAATATTCAAAGGGCTCAGTGCATCATAGATTGGTTGAGTAGCGTCTCCGTTGCCAGAAAAAGCCGAATCTTCGCCACCGGTTTGCGGACCCATGTAGCGATGCACGTAGATGTCAAGTCCACCCACAGTGTAGCGTTCGCTGATGATTCTATCTAGGTATTGGTAATCTCGGGTCCGATTGGGACGCCACATGGAAAGTCTTGGCATAGTGTTGTATTTATGGGCAGGTTGACCAATAATCGAGCAAGTGCTACAATAGCTGTATGAAAGTAGTCAAACTAAACCGCAGATTTCGCCAATTCCGAGAACACGGACACACTGTGGGCTTGAGATTTCCTAGCTACACCGAATCAGCACCATACGAAACAGCCACCAAGAAGAAATTGGGTGATGGCGGTTGGCAGCGGCATGATCTATGGTACAGTTACTTTGGGCATGGCCGGGTTGCTGGGTACCGCCCGTACTGGATCACATTCCGCAATGAAGCAGATGCCACTTTGGTAGTACTTTCTACTAACTTGACCAAAAATGGATAATCTGCTATAATTACTGATATGCTTAAAGGAGCCACTTTGAAAACTATCACTCAACCAGCTCGCGCCACTGTGCGTCCTTTGAATCCGCGCAGTGCTGACACCAAATTCATGGGTGATGAGCCCACCTGGCGTGTACAGCCCGTTTATGATCGGGTGAGCCAAATGACCATAGCATTCAACTGGTACAATTACTTTTATAACAAAAAGGATGCCAGGGACATGATTGTGAGTTATCTGGAAACTCACGGCCGCAAAAACGATGTGCGACTCTTACGTGGTGTGCCAGATTCTGCAATATCACTGACCACTGGCTGGTTGTGCAGAATGAGCCTGGTGGGCCTGGACCTGACTGACGCAGAACAAGTGCGGCTGGACAACCTGCTGGCAGAAGCTTTGGATAGCAAACCCACACCTGTAGCAGGAAAAACAGACACAGCACCTGCTAGACAAACCATCCAGGATCGCCTACGAGAAAAACTTAGTGAATGTGCAGGCGAACTGGAAGGGTTATTTGACGACTTTGTGGTGTCTGGCGCCAAGATGAGCGCAGACATCAAACCCATTACCATTATCCGTGGCAAAAATGTAGCACCACAAATGGTGAACGAAATTGCTGTGGCCTGGAAACGCAAACTGGTAGAATTTGAAACCGTAATCGGGGGTAAAGATTCCCAGTTGGCAGAAGGATATGCTAACTTCAGCAAGATTCAAATGCGCGGCATTGTGAAGTTTTGTGAAGCAGTGATCAACGACTGCGGTGCATACGTTCAGATCAAGAAGGTTGACCGTAAGCCACGCATGGCCAAGGCCATTAGCCCGGAAAAACGTGCAGCCAAATTCAAGTTCCAGGCAGAAATTGCAGATCTCAAAATCAAAGGGCTTGCCCCTGCAAACCTAGTGGATAAGAGCGAAGCCTGGCTGTATGACAGTAAAAAACGCAAGCTGATCCATGTGGTAGCAGACTCGCATGTGGGCACATTCACAATCAAGAGCAACAGCATCATTGGCTTTAGCACAGCGGAAAGTGTGCAGAAAACTGTGCGTAAACCAGCTGACATTGTGAAAGCCATGCAGGCTGCTGGCAAGCCAGCTGCTAGAAAGATCTACAAAGATCTAAACACCACAGAGACACAGTTCAACGGTCGCGGGACTGAAAATCTGGTAGTACTCAAGGCTTGGTAGTGACGTAACTGGTAAATATAAGGAACTGGAGTTCTTTTATGTCAGAAAATACACTGCCCGAGCTGAAACAAAATCTAATAGATTATTGCAAATTGATGCTGGGCGATCAGATCATTGACCTTGAGCTTGACCCTGCTCACTACGAAGCAGCATATCAACGCACCATTGGCGTGTATCGTCAACGAGCCAACTATGCCTATGAAGAAGCGTACATTTTCATGGAACTGATTCGGGACATGAACATCTATACTTTGCCGCAAGAAGTTGTGAGTGTGCGTCAGATATTTCGTCGAACGTTTGGCGATTCCAGCGGCCCGTTTGCATCAAACTTTGATCCATTTGCACAGGCCAGCATGAATGTGTATCTCATGAACTTCAACGTCAGCGGCGGCCTGGCCACCTATGACTTCTACTCACAGTATGTGGAACTGGCTGCACGTATGTTCGGCGGCTACATGAACTACACCTGGAACCCAGTGACCAAAAAACTGCAACTGGTTAGAGATCCCAAAGGCTCTGGTGAGAATGTGTTGATATGGGTATACCAACTCAAGCCTGAAGTTAACCTGTTGCAAGATTATCAAATCCAACAATGGATCAAAGACTACATGACTGCTGTTTGCAAAATGATCATTGGTGAAGCCCGTGAAAAATTTGCCACAATTGCCGGCCCACAAGGTGGCGGCAGCTTGAACGGTGCAGCAATGAAGTCAGAAGCACAAGCTCAAATGGATGCCAAAATACTAGAATTAACCAACTATGTAGACGGCAGTCAACCAATCACCTGGGTCATCGGCTAAACTATCTCTTGTGGCATAAGCCACGTTGTGTTATACTTGCAGTATGGCCGATTTAATGATAGACATCGAAGGACTGGGTACAGGCCCAGATACCACAATCCTGACTATTGCAGCTCAGAGCTTTGACCCGCTGGGCTCCGGCTATCACGAACGGCATTACTATGCCAGGATTGATCTAGAAAGTCAAGAGGCTCGTAGCATCCAACAAGGTACCATAGACTGGTGGGCCACCCAACCAGCAGCAGCCCGGGACGAAGCATTCAACGAACAAGACCGTATTCCTCTGGATCAGGCCCTGGACGAATTGGCCAAGTTTATCTGGCAGAGCCGATTGATCTGGGCCAATGGTCCCACCTATGACATGAACATAATTGAGCATGCCTACAAGAGCTACAACAAGCCCATCCCGTGGAA